CAATCTCACTACACCCTCTACTCAACGCTGAGCATCAAACGCCGAACCTGAGTGGGAAGCAGTTATCACGCTCAGGTGAGCCTTTTGATCTCACGCGTTAAATTCAACCAAGCTTGCGATTCGTTAGATTTCTCATGTCGTGCAACGGACAACTCTGTTTATGAATCCCGAGCTTGCGAGGTTGAATAGAGTTGCTCGCTCGCAATCCCAATCTCTGATTGGTTGACCCACTGCGATCCGTGCGCGAGATAGAAAGAGCAAGCACCCAGCAATAATCCCAATCTCAGTTGAGAGATTGGTTGTATGGCGAAAGGTTGGCGGTCTGTTCACGCCAAGCTTTTGCTCTGGGCCATTCAGTACCCGAGGAACGCGAGTGGCGAGCGCCCGCAGGGTTCAGAGAAATAGTGCGTTGAACCAATCTGGCTTTTAGAGATAGACCCGATCTATTGCAGACAGGGGTTGGCGATACTCGTAGAGTATCTCGGAAGCTACTGATTTAACGTAGGTAATCAGTAGCTGGAGACCGCGTAGCGACAACTCCTGCAAGATAGATTGGGTCTATCTCAGATTGGTTCGGAAACGCTACCATAGCAGTACCCAGAGATTGCTGGAGGCAATCAGAGTGTATTACCGGAACGGTGATCACTGTTACCCAGAGATTGCCGGAGGCGATCAGCAGTTGGGGTGGGGTGAGGGGCGCAGTACCCCGGACCCCCCCGGTAACGGGGGGAGCTGTTCTGTTGTTAATAACACTGTTTCACACACCCGATGCACAAATTTTGAACTTATGACACCTTTCTGTACTCTTTATCACCCTATGACGGATGGCACCATAGTATCTAACTTAGATATCTAGATTGTTATTAGATTAGATTACTAGTGTAGGTATCTAAGACTAGATAACTAAGACTAGATTATCTATATAGGTAATAGGGGATCTTTTTTGGAGTTGGTAAATGCCCGACGATTTGTTTCATGTTTTGGCCAGAGCGGTGGAATCCTATCGTGCGGCAAACGTTCGTGGAAGAAATTACACTATTCGGGGGTATACCGCGCAGAGTCTCATAGATTCCTTTCCGGGCTTTTACGGTATGCAGGGTGATGGAAAGGTTATTTTCGTGGGGGAAAGTGTGAATGAGATTTTGGAAAATTATCTCCAGAGTTTAGGTTATGAACGCAATAGCAAGATCTGGTACAGGCTTGCCAGGGATGTTATCGAACTAGCGGAGGACGAATATGGGCTCGGAGAAAAGGTTGAGAGTGGGGAGTGATCCCGAAAAACAGCTTCGAAAAATGCTGCCATCTGAAAAACTCCGTATGTACGGGCACTTGCTTATGGTTTCTCAGCGTTACAGTGTGAGGCATCGGCACGCTGATGCGGATGAACTTCGCAGGGAAGCAGAGCAGATTCTAATCCATTTTCAAAAGACACTGGATTGATGCTGGATGTAGCCACGATTACAAAGCAGTTGGGTGCTCTTCCTGCTCATAAGCAGAAAGAAGTTCTCATACTTCTGAACGAGCTATCCGATGCGAAAATCAGAAGTGCGGCCCAGGGAGACTTTCTGGATTTTGTCAGAGAAGTCTGGCCTGCCTTTATCGAAGGAAGCCATCACAAGATCATGGCTGATGCTTTCAATCGTATCACGGATGGGAGCCTCAAGCGTCTGATCGTGAATATGCCCCCACGGCATACCAAATCGGAATTCGCATCTCATTTGTTTCCGGCATGGTATCTGGGTAGGTATCCAGACAGAAAGGTCATTCAAACCGCTCACACCGCAGAACTTGCAGTGGGGTTCGGTCGTAAAGTTCGTAACCTTGTCGGATCATCGGATTATCGGAAGCTATTTCCAGATGTATCTCTGAGTGTTGACTCAAAAGCTGCTGGACGCTGGAACACGAATAAGGACGGAGAATACTTTGCTATCGGTGTCGGCGGTGCGGTCACTGGTAAGGGTGCGGATATTCTTATCGTGGATGATCCGCATTCCGAGCAGGAAGCCGCACTCGGTGACCCGTCCGTGTATGACAAAACTTATGAGTGGTATACATCCGGTCCACGGCAGAGGCTACAGCCCGGTGGAGCGATTTGTCTCGTTATGACGCGCTGGTCGAAAAAAGATTTAACCGGAAGCATTCTCAAAGCATCCATAGAAAGAGGTGGTGCAGACGAGTGGGAAATCATCGAGTTTCCCGCGATCCTTCCCAGCGGAAAATCCTTGTGGCCTGGGTTCTGGCCGATAGAACAGCTTGAGTCTCTCAAGGCGGAACTTCCTATTGGCAAGTGGAGTGCCCAGTACCAGCAAGATCCCAGTTCGGAAGAAGGTGCTCTTGTCAAAAGGGAGTGGTGGCAGGAGTGGAAAGAAAAAAAACCGCCAGATTGTGAATTTGTGATTCAGTCGTGGGATACCGCATTTCTGGCAAAGGAAACCGCTGATTACAGCGCATGTACGACATGGGGGGTATTTACTACGGAGGACGGTGTATCCAATATCATTCTTCTGGATGCGTTGCAGGAGCGTCTGGAGTTTCCAGATCTGAAAATCCGGGCGATGGAAATGTACAAGGAATACAAACCAGATGCGTTTATCGTGGAAGCGAAGGCGGCTGGCACTCCGCTTATCTTTGAATTGCGGCGAATGGGTATTCCGGTAGGCGAGTACGTTCCCAGCAGGGGTAGGGATAAGATTGCCAGGGTGAACGCGGTTTCGGATTTGTTCTCTTCCGGGCATGTGTGGGCACCCAAGAAAAGATGGGCCGAACTGGTGATCGAAGAGTTTGCCGCCTTTCCTACCGGGGATCACGACGATCTGGTAGATTCTTCGACTCAGGCACTTTTGCGTTTTAGGCAGGGCGGTTTTATCTCTATAGAAAGTGACGAACCCATGGGTGATCTGCTCCCGATGCGTAAGGCTGATTACTACTGATTGTTGACCTTGGGGTTATAATATTTCATTGTGTGTGCTTCATGTTATGAGAGGGATAATCCGTGGCAGTAGATAAATTACTAGATCCTTTTTTCGGCGGAGACGATTTTGATATGGGTCCAGAGGGGCTCATGGTTGCAGAAGAGGAGATGGATTTACCGGAATCTCTGGTAACCGAACTGGATGACGGCGGCGTCGAAATTGATTTTGATCCGATGGCCGATGAGCGTTCCGCAGGCGAGACATTCGATTCGAATCTTGCGGAGCATATCGAAGACGACGAACTACGCACCCTTGCCCTGGATCTTATCTCCAAGTTCAATGCAGATAAAAGCAGCAGATCGGACTGGGAGCAGACCTACGAACAAGGGCTGGGCCAGCTTGGGCTGGAGATAGAAGACCGCACGACACCGTGGGCTGGAGCATGTGGCGTGTTCCATCCGATGCTGTCCGAGGCGGTAGTGAGATTCCAGAGTCAGACGATTCAGGAGATCATGCCAGCCCAGGGTCCGGTCAAGACTCAGATATGGGGCACCTTCAGTCCCGAAAGGGACAAGCAGGCGAAGCGGGTTCAGCAGTATCTGAACTATCAGCTTCTTGAGGTCATGACGGAGTATCGATCCGAGACTGAGAAATTGCTGTTCAGCCTTCCTCTTGCTGGCTCTGCATTTCGTAAGATCTATTTTGATCCGTCCCTGGGAAGACCGACTTCCATGTTTGTTCCGGCAGAGGATTTTGTCGTAGCATACAATGAGGCCGATCTGGCTCAGGCAGAGCGGTACACCCACGTTATGAATAGGAGCACCAATCAAATCAGGAAGCTTCAGGTAAGCGGGTTCTACCGTGATGTAGAACTCACGCCCTCCTATATCGAAGATGACATAGTAACAGGTAAATATTTAGAAATTGGAGGCGTGAAGCCGTCGTGGGATAAGGACGAACGCCACCAGCTTTTAGAGATGCACGTTGATCTGGATTTACCTGGATTTGAAAGTAGGGACGAGGTTGCGCTTCCCTATGTAATTACGATAGACAAGGGAAATAACACGGTTCTCTCCATATACAGAAACTGGGGCGAGGACGATCCACATAGGATCAAGAAACAACATTTCGTCCATTACGGATACGTTCCTGGCATCGGTTTCTATAATCTTGGACTGATTCACATGATTGGTGGATTAGCCAAGTCTGCAACAAGCTTGCTACGACAACTGGTTGATGCGGGCACACTTTCCAATCTACCTGGAGGGCTGAAGACCCGTGGACTCAGAATCAAAGGTGACGACACGCCTATCATGCCAGGAGAATTCAGGGATGTCGATGTCCCTGGTGGGGCGATTCGCGACAATATCACCTTCCTTCCTTATAAGGAACCTTCTTCGGTCCTTTATCAGTTACTGGGTAACATCGTGGAAGAAGGCCGACGCTTCGCGTCCATGGCAGATCTGAAAGTAGCGGACATGAATCAAGAGGCTCCGGTGGGAACCACTCTTGCAATCATGGAGCGGGCGATGAAGGTGCAGTCCGCTATTCAGGCTCGCATTCACGCCAGCCTGAAGCAGGAATACAAAATTCTAGCAGAAATTGTTCGCGACTATACTGATCCCGCATATCCATATGAGACCGACGAAGGGGAGGACATAAAAGCTGAAGACTTTGATGATCGTATTGATGTTGTGCCTGTTTCGGACCCCAATGCGTCCAGCATGGCACAACGGATCATGCAATACCAAGCCGCCCTGCAACTAGCAGCTCAGGCACCGAATCTTTATGACATGCCACTTCTGCACAGGCAGATGATGGAATTGATTGGTATTCCGAATGCCGACAAGGTTGTTCCCGATACGGATGAGGTACCTCCGAAAGATCCGGTCAGTGAAAACCAAGATATGCTTACCATGTCTCCTGTTAAGGCATATGAATATCAGGATCACGATGCTCATATGCGTGTTCACATGGTTCTCAAGAATGATCCGCAGATGGCGCAGGAAGTTCAGAATAGTCCTGCTGGCGGAGCCGTGTCGGGTGCGCTTGACGCACACGTTCGCGAACACTTGGCATTTGTCTTCCGCAGACAGATAGAAGAAGAGCTTGGCGTTCCGCTGCCTCCGGTCGATCAACAGTTACCGGAAGATGTCGAGAAGAGACTCAGCAGCTTGGTTGCGGATGCCGCAGATCAGATGATGGGCAAGAAACAACAACAGCAACAGGCCGAGATGCAGGCACAGCAACAGCAAGATCCTGTTATTCAGATGAGGCAGCAGGAGATTGGAATCCGAGAGTCGGAGGTTCAGCGTAAGCAGCAAGCCGATCAGGCGAAGCAGCAGCTTGAACAGCAGAAGCTGGCGGCTGACCAACAGCAGGATGCGGCGGAGCTTCAGTTGGATACAGCGGAACTTGAGCTGGAACGCGAGAAGCTTGCCAGCAAGGAACGCATCGAAGCCGCCGAACTGGCTTTTGAAGAGCAGGAGTTGATGATTAAAACTCAGATAGATCGTGAACAGTTCGACTCATTGCAGGAAGTGGAAGGTTATAAGCACCAGATGGATCAGAGGGAACGCGAAACCGACCGCGAAGATAAAAGGGGTAAGGAATTTTTAGAACAGCAGGAACGTGAATCCAACCGTGTAGCGGATAGAAAGGAGCGCAAGGGTGAGTGATGACGTTCTATCGTTACTTAGAA